TTACTTCCGGGTCCAGTCGTCGCGCAGCTGCTGCTCAGCGCCGCCAGCAGGCAGAGCGCCAACGTTCGTTTCTGCATCGCTTCTCTCCTTCGCGGCGGCCGCGCCGGCCTGCGCCGCATCGGCGTTCGCCTGCGCTTCCGCGTTCGCGGCCTGCGCCGCCTGTTCATGCGCCTGAGCGGCGTCCGTGCGCGCCTCCGCTTCCTTCTGGCCGGCCTGTGCGACCGCCGTGCCGGCCGCCTTCGTTTTCGTCCAGCCGACCAGCACGCCGGCCGCGATCCCGCCGCCGGCGACGATGATCGGCCAGAACTTCGCGAGCAGGCTGATGAGGAGGGTCGTCATGCTTTGCTCCATGTGCCGGTGAGGAAGAGATCGCGCTCGGCCGCGCGGCGGCGCTGGAGGCCGGGCAGCACCACGCCGCCGGCCCGGTTCCACGCGAGGAACTGGTCGGCCGCGCCGGCGTAGTCGCCAATGTTCAGGTGCCGCAGCAGCGTCGACGGCTGGCCGCTGGCGAGCGTGATGATGCCGTCGCGCCCAGGGTCGCCCGCGCGGCGCGCGCGGCCCGCCCCGACGTTGTTCACGATGCTCGTCATGGCCGCTTTCTGCTGCGGCGACAGCGGCACGCGCGCGGCCTGGTCGACGAGTGCCGCCGCGGCGCGCAGATTCACGTCATGGCGCGCGTCGGCCGTCGCCTGCGTCCACACCGTACCCTCGCACACGTCCGGGCCTGTCGAGCCCCATCCGCAGGTCCACGGCGCGCCACTGAGCGCGCGCAATGCCGGGTCGCTCGGGATCGGCGCGCCGCCGAGCACCTTGTACCAGAGCCCGCGCGCCTGGAGCGCGCGCGCGAGCGGCGACGCCGGATCCGGGTAGGCGGTCAGGTAGCAGCTCTCGAAGTGCTGCGACAGCGGACGGCAGAGCACGAGCCAGTCATCGCCGCCCGCCGGAGCCGGCGAGCCTTGCAGCGCGGGGCTTTGCGGGGAGGATGCTTGCATCATAGGCACGCCGACTTCCGGTTTTGTTACCGCGGCCGAGGGCGGCGGCGCAGCGCTCGACGCGCTACTTGGCGAGATCGGCAGCGGTTGCGCGACTTCGGCCGGCGTCGGCGCGCCGCCGAACAGCCGCGCGAGCGCACCGAACAGGTCACTGAGCGCCATCGCCGCTCCTCTGCCCGGCGGCCGCATCCGGCGGCGCCACGCGGCGCACCGTGGTATAGCGCACAGCGACGATCGACGCGAACAGGATCGCGTAGCCGATCCCCTGCTGCACATGCGCCGGGATGATGGTCTTCAGGTCGTCCGGCATGCCCTGCCATGCGTCGCGCAGCGTCGGGCCGAAGGCCGAGATCGCCGCGAGCGCACTCGACAGGATCACCGTCCCGCGACGGTGCAGTCGCTTCCAGTCGTCAGCCAGTGTGATTTTCCAGGTCATTTTGCCCACCGTCGAGTTTCAGGTCGATTCCCTGCTGCGCCCAATACGAGCTGCGAAACCATTTGCTTGATGTCTTTCAAATCATCTCGCATCGCCTGATTGCTCTGTTCGAGCACCGTGACGCGATTGGAAAGTCCGGAGTAAAGCCCGATACACCACGCGGAAGCCCCGACCAGCGCGGCCAAGATCGACACGACACCGGCGACCGTGCTAATAACCGTTTTAGCGCTTACGAGCCAAGAATTCGGGGCATTTTGCGGAATATTTTGAGTAGCCATTTAACCGAACCGGGTTATTGAAAATCAGATGGGCTGATTATCGGTCAAATGTTTATCGCGAAATCTCGCGAATATCGCCGTCCGTCGCGCGCGAACCAGCCTGCGGGTGCGAATGCGAAGGCATCCACTTGACTTGTAGACCCACAGGGTCTACATTGCTGTTCAGCGGTAGCGCATCCAGCGCAGCCCGACACCCCGAAAGGAAACGACCATGAAGCCCTTCTTTCGCTCGCGCGCGATGCGCGCATGCCACGATGCCGATCAAGTACACACCTCCCGGAACGCAGGATCTCGCGACGCTGAAGCACGAGCTGAACATGACCGGCAAGCAGATGGCCGATCTGTTCTGGCTGGCGGGCGATCATCAGTGGCGGAAGTACACAGGCGGCCAGGCACCGCGGGAGATGAGCCCGCATATGGCGTTCGTGGCAGCATCGAAGCTCGCGCTCACGGAGGACGAGTTCGCTCGCGTCCTCGCGAAGATGGCGGAGTTCGGCGCACACGTCGAGGAGGTGCCCGATGGAGGGATGCAGCCATAGCGATGGCAGCATGCTGCATGCTCGCCGCATGCGGTGGTGGAGACGGGTCGCCTGGAGGTGCAACGCCGCAATCATCCGCTGAACCGCCGACAGTGGCCAGCACACCTACTGCACCGAAGTCAGTTCTCATTGAGGCGTACGGAGACTCCACAACATTGGGCTGGGTAGGCGTTGGAAACGGCGGCTTCGTAACGACGGCCAACGAGGTGACGCAGCTTCAAGCGAAACTGCAGGCCAAGTTTGGCCAAACAGTGACGGTCAGCAATCAAGGGATCGGCGGAATCGAAGCATCTCAGATTCTCAATGGAATACTCGGCGCAAATTCACCTTGGGCCGACATGATGATGAAATCGAAAGCGCAGATCATCACGCTCAATTTCGGCTTGAATGATGCCTACTACGCGAAAACTCCGAAAAAGGACGTTCAGCTCGAAACGCCTGAATCCTATGCATCCATCATGACTCAACTCGTGCAAGATGCGCGGGCTGCCGGAAAGCAAGTCGTGCTATTCGAACCGAATCCGACATGCGAACCCATCCGAGAATCTGCGATGCAGGACTATGTCGCCGCACTGCGCCGCGTTGCTAGGGATCAAAATGTGCCGTTGGTCGCAGAATTCGACGTGATCATGCAAATGCAGGGGTGGCAATCCATGTTGTCCGATTGTCTGCACCCGAGTGACGCTCTCTACGATATCAAGGCAAATCTCGAACTGCCGGCAATATCGGCGATCGTGAGCGGTTACCTGTGAGCACCCAAACTAACCGACGAACTCCAATGCGTCTCCACCTGATTTCTCTGCTGCGCAACGAACGCGACATTCTTCCATCGTTTCTTGCGCATGCGTCCGCACTCTTCGACACCGCAGACCTCATTGATCATCGGTCAACAGACGGTACGGATCGGCTTCTGCTCGACTTCGCTGCATCAAAGCCGGGATGGGAGGTTGGGCGCCTCAATTGCGCTGCGTACCTACAGGCTCCCGTGAGCAACATTTTATTGCATCGGGCGTTTCGAAGTGGCGCCGATGCAGTCATGATCCTGGATGCCGACGAGTTCGTCTTCGGGCTCGCGAGAGAACAACTCCAGAGCGTTATCACGGTGCTTCACGAATCGAAGAGCATCGGCACTCTTTTCTGGCGTAATTGCGCGCCGGCCGATCTCCGCGAAAAATTTTCCGTGACGACGTCCGCACTGATTGGCGAGCGCTCGCCACACCGGAAGCTCATCATCCCGCGGTGGGTCTTCGACACCTATGGCGACGGAGCGACTGTCAATCAAGGAAATCACACGCTTCTGCTCAGCAATGGACAGGACGTTCCACTGATAGAGGTCGGCGAAATTCTGCACTTCCCGATTCGCTCGGAACGGCAGTTCGTCAGAAAGGTGGTCAGCACATTTGTCGCGCAATCGAGCACAGGTGCGGCACCGCATGTTCGACGGATGATCAATCTGATTGCTGACGGTAATGTGGACGACGAGACGATCGTCGGTCTGGCTATGAATTATGGGTCGGAGGACGGCAGTTTCGATCGTGTCAGCGCGTCCGCACTGCGCGAATCTGGTTCGGCTTTCATGGTACCCGACGTCGCCGTCGACGCGGATATGCTGGCCCAGCTTGAGAGCTTGCCTTACACGCTTTCGAACGGTTCAAAGCAAACAATCGATGATGGAGAAATGACGTTGACCATTGCAAATGAAGACCTTTCGCTGACGCCAAACGTCTCGGGTCGGACGAATACTCTTGGCACCTTCTATACCGATGAGTTCTACTCGGGGCAGAGTGACGGCAGTCTTCGATCTGCGCGCGCCATCCTCAGAGGTATTTTCGACATGTTCCCGATCGGATCGGTGCTTGACGTTGGGTGTGGCGTTGGAAGTTGGCTACGCGCGGCATCTGACCTCGGGGCGCGAAGCATCATCGGCGTCGACGGCGATTACGTGAACCGGTCGCAGCTCAAGATCAACACTTCCTCATTCCGTGCACGAAATCTTGAACGGCCGCTGAAACTCGATGCAGCCGATCCTCAGACCTTCGATCTCGTGATCTCTCTCGAGGTAGCCGAACACTTGGACGCAAAGCACTCAGAGCAGTTTGTCCGAAATCTCGTAGCGTACGGCGATCTCGTACTTTTCTCGGCCGCAATCCCTCAGCAAGGCGGGGTTAATCACGTCAACGAGCAATGGCCCGCTTACTGGGCCGAGCACTTCAACAAGGTAGGGTTTGACTGCTTCGATCTGATCCGCATGGCGATCTGGAGCGACGATTCGATCGATTGGTGGTATGCGCAAAACACGGTTGTCTATGCGCGTCGCGGATCCCAAAAATACACGACACTTGCAGCGTTATGCGAACCTTCCATTTCACCGGTGGCACTCGTCCACCCCAAGAAGCTCGCAGACGCATACTACTGGGCACTTCGGGATCTGGATGATGCCACTGCAAAAAGACGTGATATCGAAGCTCAATTATCTGAGCAGCAATCGCGAATCTCCGATATTTCCAATGAACTTGAGGCAGCTCGGTCGGCGCAAGAGACCATGCTCCAATCGCATTCATGGAGAGTCACGAAGCCGCTCAGAGCTATTCGTCGCATTCTCTCGAGCAGCTGATCATCAGCGTCATGTCGGCTGAGGAAGAAACATCTGAACTTCTTTCGGTAATGATGCAAAGAATTCATGCCATCGAGAGTCGCTGGTATCCGTTTCAATTTGATTCGGATACTCGACCTCATCTTGGTGACAAGAAAATACCGACACAATGGTTTCGAGGCTTGAGTCTCGACATTGAACGAATAGCGGAGTCATTTTCAAATCTCGTAAGACGTGATGTTACAGACAAAACTAAGCGTTCCGGATGACCCGGTTGCCAAATAATAAATCGTTTGCGGTGTGATTATCGGAGACACGTAAGATCCGGCGCAACTTACGCCATTGGCCCCAACACCCGAGAAACCCGCCCCACTGGAATCACCGGCGATATTCAACCCGAGGCTCTGGCTTGTATTCGAATTTGCCGAAACGGAGCCAAAGATTCTTTTAGCATTTTGCGGCACCGAACCCGACACTGAAATTGACGTATATGAACCAGTCCCGGCGGTCACAGTAAAGGCTGTTCTCGCGCCGCAGTAAAATGTTCGATCCCGCTGATATCCGGTCACGAATTGCCCGCTGCCATTCGTCGGCCACACGCTCATCAGCGCGCTCGCGGTGTAGCCCGTCGGCATGTTGGCGCCGCCATACACGCTCGGAGCGACAGCACTCGTCGCGTTCGTCGCGAGCAGCGCGCTCGCCCCCGTCGTCGGGTTGTAGATCGCATACAGCGCGACATACCCCGAAGCCGGCGCAGCACCGGTGTCCATGCCGCCCGCGCCAGTCATCGCGAGATTGACCGTCTTGCTGAACGATGCGAGGCAGTAGCGCAGGCCGCCGAGTGCCGCCTCGACAATGATTTCATCAGCAGTCAACGTGGCCGAAGCCGATGCCGCCGCGACGCTCATCACCAGATTGCGTGCCGAGCCGACAACGCCCGATACTTGCCCGAGCTGCACTGCATGCTGGCTCTGCGTGGCAGGGGCAATGCTCTCCGCAGGCTGCGTGATATTCGTGCCGTCGCCGGTGATCCGCTGCTGCCCGGCCGCGAGCGTGACGCCGGTTCCGGTCGCCGTCTTGGCCGTGACCGTGAATGCGCCGGTCGTGTTGTTCACGACGGTCCAATCGCGCGTCCACGTCGGGAAGATGATCTGCACATTCGCCGTCAGCGTGCCCGCGAGCGTGATCTTCGACTTCATCGCCTGCGCGGGCGTGAGTGTCACGTTCGAGCTCGCAAGGCCAGTGACAGCCGTGATGCCGTAGGCGTGCGATGGCACCCACTTCGCGCCCGGGCCGGTATCCGGGTTGTCGGTGTTGTTGTCGTTCAGGCTCAACCACGAGCCCTGCAGATCCGCGCTCATCAGCACCGAACCGGCCGGATAGCCACTGACGTTCGTATCAGCCGAGAAAGTAGAGCTGAACGCATAGCGGCCGCCTGCGTGCGCCCAGCGGATCGATTGCGTGATCAGGTTCAGTACCCCGTTGAAATCGGCACCCGCCGGCGGCGTGCCGCCGGCCGCAATCGGCGTGAATGTCAGCGGCGGGAAACCATCGTTCAGCGACGCGGCGCCCGGCGTAATGCCGATCTGCGACGCTTCGGGGATGGTATTCTTCGTGCCGTTGGCCGCGAATGGCAGTGGCACGAGAGTCGGAGTTTGGCTAGCTTGCATTCAATGCCCCTGTGAAAAACGTTCCTTGCCCGAATGGCGCCACCGATGACGTGCCCGCTTCGGCGAATCCGAACACATTCGGGACGGGCACCTGCACGAACGACGCGAGCACGCCGGTCGGGCGCGGCAGCGCGCCGGACTGCGTGATGATCGCTTGCTCCCACGGCTCAAGATAGAACTCGAACGTGTACCGCATCTGCATGTTGCCGAGGTCGTTCACGTAGCAGCGGCCGCGGCCCTTGAACAGGTTCTGCAGCAATTGGTTGTAGCTCGGTATCGACCCATCCGAGATGTTCGCCATCGCCTTGACGAGGATCAACGTGCGGAATGCGTCGTCGGTCAGGTAGTAATTCTCGGTGACACTGCTGCCAGAATAAAAGACCCCCGAGCCGAACGGTGTCGCGCTCGCGGTGCCCGCTTCGGTGAAGCCGAGATTGAGCTCGGCACTCGGGATCTTCAGCAAGCGGCCATGCTCGAGCCCGACGATTTTTCCCCAGATGTCGAGACCGCGGCCGACTGCGGTATCGACGTTCCAGACCATGTCGTAGAACGCATCGATGTCCGCGCTCGGGTCGATGTACTGGTCGAAGTTCGTGATCAGCTGCAGCAGCGTCGGGCTGTTCGCATACTGACTGATCACGGTGCTCAACACGTTCTTCATATGAGGCTCACCACGATGTTGGACGCCGTGATCGTCGGCATCTGGTCGATGCCCATCACCACGCTGTTCTGGTTTGCCGTGGTCCAGCCGAGCTGGATCGACAGCAGCTCGATCGACGGATCGATCGCCATCACGCCCGGGTAGTAGCGTCCCGCGAAGATCGTCGAGTTGCTGCGCGCGCGCGAGCCACCGTCGGCGCCGGTGAACGCGGCGATGATCGCGTTCTGCACGAGCTGCACAATGTTGGCCGGCAGGTTCGGATTGTTCACGAGCTGCACGGCGTACAGGATCGGCACGGGCGTCAGCGTCTGGTACTTCACCGTGTAGCTCGGGTACGGCTGCGAGCCGACGCTCGTGTCCTGAACCGTCACGGTCGTGTTGCCGTTGTAGTTGCAGCCCGGCGACTTCTTCGTCCATATTGCGTTGCCGATGTCCTGGGCTGCGCCGCCATAGACGCCGACGTACAGCGAATTCGGCGCGAGCGTGTACGTGCCGTTCACGACTGACGTGCCGAGCGGATTGTCGAGCACGCACGCGTCGAGCACGCCCGCAACGTTCAGCACCTTCGCGCGCACGGCCGGCACCGAACCGGAGGCGTTCAGCGCGACCGACTGCCGGCGCCGGTTCTCGAAGTCCGCGCGCGACTCGACGTCACTGCCCTGCACGCCCGAGACGACGGTGACGGTGTCCCAGCCGGGGATCGCCTGATAGATCGACACCTGGCCGGCGGCCGGCACCGGCACGGGTCCGGTCGTCTTGCACGCGAAGCCGAGCGTGATCGTGCCGCTCGCCGGGATCGCGCCGGCCTGCGTGCACAGGTAGACGTTGTTGCTTGAATCCTTGATCAGCGCGCCGACCGGGATCACGGTGTTCACCGCGCCGACGCACGCGACCTGCAGCGCCGTCGGCTCGGCCGGATTGCGCTCGATGAAATAGATGCGCCCGATCGCGTCTTGCCAGCGGCCATCGGCCAGATCCGGATCGACGCCGTTCGAGACCTCAAGCATGTCGTCGTTCTTCGCGCCGATAACAGCGGTCAGGCTCGATGCGAGCTGCCCCTGCGGCGTCGTCACGTTCGGCGTGCCGTCTTCGTTCGTGATGTTCAGGTTGCCGCCGAACGCCGCGTTCGTGTCGGCGAGCACGCCGGCGAGGATCGCGGATTCGGCCGGCACGATCGGACCGGTCGAGGCCCAGTTGATCGGCGGGACGCTGGAGGTGGGAGGGGTCGACATGCGGAGCCTCAGAAATTGACAGGGAGCACGCCGGTTGCCGTGGCAACCTGCACCTGGCCGGTCACGACGCGATCTTTCATGGACGTGATGAAGCACTGCGCGGCCTGCACGCCGGACACGCGGCGCGCCTCGTTCACGATGTCCTTCTTGATGAGCGGCAGCGGCGGCCGCTTGCCGAGGATGTCCCGCCAGTACGGCACGCCGACGGTCGTGTCGTACCACGCCTCGCCGCGGAACGTGCGCACGGCGCTCGCGACGTCCTGCGCGATCGCATACGGCTCTGCCGCGACGGCGATGTTCCCGTATGCATCAAGGCACAAATCCCACATTTGCTGATCGAGGAGAAGGGTCGAAGGCATCAGTTCGGTGCTCCGGTGTTGCCGCTGCCAGTCTGCACGCCGCTGTGCGTGTGCGTGGATCCGACGTTCTTACCGTTGTTCGTCAGCGTGCCGGTGGTCGCCACGTTGCCGTTGAACGTCGAAGTGCCCGCGTACGAGCCGCCGCCCTGCGACAGCGTGCCGTTGAGCGTGATGGACGGCGAGTTGATCGCGCACGCGGCGCTGGCGTCGATCTCGACGTTCGGCGCCGCGATTATCACCTTCGTCGGCGAGCTGATGGTGATCCCGGCGGCCGAGAACTGCATATACTGCGTCGGCGTGCCGTTCAGGAATCCGCCGAGATAAAGGCCGTCGGCCATGTCGAAGATGCGCTTTGAGCCCGGATTCGCCGGGCCGCGGTTCACCTTCACCGATGAGATATCGCGGTCCTCGACGATCGCGACGCCGATGTCGCCGATCTGCGGATCGATGATCACCGCGTTCGCGCCGCCCTGCAGACGAAAGTACGGCAGGTTGTGGATGATGTCGTGCGGCATCGCGTTGTCCGAGCCGTCCAGCTGGTTGACGAGCGGCAGGACGTCGACGAAGCCGACCGGAGAGACGCCACCGGCGTTCGTGACCGCCTTCACCTCAACGAGCCGCGCACCAGAAATCGTGCGCAGGATTTGCCAGACGAGGAACGATTGCTCGTTGAACGGAGAAGTGCCGGACGTGGGCCGCTGGCTGCCCCGGTAGCCGAATGCGTTATCCACCATTTTGCGGGTACGCTGAAAGTTGAGTGAACCACGCGCCGTCCGGCACTTCGCTTTCAAGCGCGTGCGACAGGTCGAACACGTTCCAGATGCCGCAGGCGACCGGCAGCGAGCTCTGCACCTTCACCTGGCCGCCGTTCTTGATGTTCGGGTTGAACTCGGTCGAGAGCGAGATTCCATTGCTGGTGAACGCCGGATAGCTACGCATGCCCGTCTCGACCGAAATGACGGGTATGTCTCCCACCGTTGCGCGTGCGCCGGCGCGCGGCCAGATCGCGAGCGTGTCACGGTCGATCAGGTAGTTGATGTCCGCCGCGCGCGCGCACGCGCGCACCTGCGCAAGAGCCGTGCCCGGGAAGTACGGATTCGAGAGCTGCACCTGCACGCCGTTGTTCTCGAACGTGAAGCCCATCGTGTTTGCGAGCTCCTGCATGATCGTCGCAACGTCGACGGTCCCCACGTAACTGAGCGCGCCGACCGGCTTCACTGCCTGTATCAGGCCGGCATAGCCGATCACGTTGAGTGGCACGTCGGGCGTGCCCTGAAAGTCGCCCCATGCCTCGCCGATCGTGCCGGAATAGATGACGTGCATGCCATTCTCGTCGTCGCCGGCGGAGACCTGGATCGAGTTCTGCGCGCGGATCGCCGTGTTGATCGGCCCGACGGTCGTCAGCTGGTTGATCATCGACAGCGGGATGCCATACGCGCGTATCTGCGCCGCCGCCATCGCGTCGCCGCCGGGCACCGTGATCAGCGACTGCACGCGCAGGCCGGTCAGCGTCACGGTGTTCGAACCGTCGTCGCCGAACTCGCCCTCGCCGAGCGTGATCGTCAGGTCGATGCGCTTTCGCGTGAAGCTCATGCGATGTCTCCCGCTTCGAGATAGACGAGCTGCCAGCGCGCGCCGAGGCCGGCATACGCCGGATCGGCGACGCCCTGCGTGTCGAAGAACGCGAGGTCGCCGACGAAGCCGAGGTACGCATGCCGGATCAGCAGCACGCGGTCGCGGCAGACGATGCCGCTCTTGATCTGCGCGTTGTTCATCGCGAGATCGAGATACAGGCCGGTCGTCTTCTGGTAGACCGCGATCTGGCAGTTCTGGCCGGCGAGCAGCACGCTGAGCTTCTGCGATGGATTGGCCGTCAGAGGAACGTTCAGCATCATTGCACCCCATGAAAGCCGTACGGGTTGTCGCCTGTCACACTGCCTGGCGTCACCGACACCGGGCCATATACAGCGGCCTGACCCGCTGATGGCGGTTGAGCCTGAACTTGCCCCACATTGATCGGATCGGACGCGGTGGGATTCTTCGTTTCTTTGAACTGCGCGACGACGGTCTGCCGGACCTCTTCGAGGTACAGCTCGGCGACGACCATCGTCACGCCGTTCTTCGACGTACGCCGGTAGTCGTAGGCGACGACATTCGCGTTCTCGTACGTCGCGTCCGGCGTGATCACCGTGTACAGCATCGTCGACTGCTTCGCCGCCTCGATCGCCGACAGGAATGCGGCGCGCCGCGCATCGCTGCCGCCGCACACCAGCCGCACACGCGCGTTGTACGGCATCTGCACCTTGTTGTAGTCGGCGAAGCTGCCCTGTTCCTGCGGATACTTCGAGATGCGCGAGTCGCCGCGATACTCGACGCTCAACGCCGTATCGGCGACGGCCAGCGGCGCGCCGAACTCGTCGAAGATGCCCCATACCGGCGCGAGCAGCCCTTCAAGCAGCCCGATCGCGTCCGTCACGATCGTCGAGACCGCGAACGAGCCGAGCGACTCGCCCGGCGCGCGGATGAGCGGCGGCACGCCGGGCAGGTTCGGGACATTCGGGAAGGTGGGGACGGTGAGATTCGGCAGCGGCATGTCAGCTCAATCCAGTGTTGGCCTGCGGCACGACGAAGCTGTAACGACGCAGCGCGCCGCCCAGATCGCGCGCGATGCCGGCTGCGTCCGTCGCCTGCGTCTGCACGGTGATCGGCCCGTTGACGTGCATCTCGTTCGTATTCGTCGTGGTCGACGTGGAATTCCCACCCGCCGGCGCGGCGGCCGCAGCGGTCTGCTGCGCGATCTGCGCGGCGTTCGCCTGCCCGAGAGCGCCGAATACCTCGCGCGCGTACTGTTGGCGCCGCGCGATGTTGGCCTCGGCTGCGCCCGGGCGCTCGTACTCACGCGAATGGACCTCGGCGGCAAACTCGGGGCTACGCGCCAGGCGGAGACGCTGGTCGGCCTGCTTCTCGGTGTTCTTCAGCTCCCAAAGCATGAAGTCGACCTGTTCGCCGAAGGTCGACTGCGCGAGCGAGTGCCCGAATTGCTTCTCGAACTGTCGCGCGCGCGGGCCGAGCCATTGCGCGATGCCGGCGGCGCCGGACGACTTGTTCACGGCCGTCGGGTCGAGTTTGCTTTCCTGCATCAAGCTGCCGATCGTCCCCGCGATCGCTACGTCCGAATACCCGGCCTCTTTCATGCGGCCGGCGAGATAGCGCTGGCGATCTTCCAGCGAGCCGCTGTTCGCGGCCGCGCGCGCCTTCCCGACCGGGTCGCCGTCCCACGTATCGCCGGCCTGCGTGAGGCGTATCTTGTCCTCGCCGTCGTTCAGCCCTTCGGAATGAAACAGAAGCGCGGAAATGCCGAGCAAGCGGGCGAGCACCCCAAGTGCCGCAGGCCCAGCACTTGCCACGCCACCCAATCCGGTACTAACGGCGGTCAGACCCTTGCCGACGCCCATAAGCGCCATTGCAATATCGACGAGAGGCGAGATAAACGAAACGATCTTCAGGCCGACGAGCGTCATAAGAACGGCCTTCCATCCGCCAACGGCATTAGCGGCCCTATCCGCCCATTCAGCGAACCGCTGCACGGATGCCACGGCCCGATCGACCCATGCGCTGATGTCGGCCTTGTGATCCGCTACCCAGTCGGCCACGTTTTGCAGCTTGCTGAGCAGCTTCTCGAACGTCGGCATCAGCTCGAGCAAGACCATCGTTCCGACGTACTGCAGCCGGTCGCGCACGTCGAGCCACGCGTTGCGCAGCTTCAGCGCCTGCTCGGCCTGCCGCTCGGTCACCGCCGAGTTCTTCTTCTGCGCGTCGACGAGCGCCAGCACGGCGCCCTCGCCCTGCTTCAAGAAGTTGAACTCGCCGTCGCCGATGCCCATCTGCTGCGCGATGAAGCGCGCGCGGCCCGGGTCGGTCTTGAACATGCTCGAGATGATCCGCGCGCGTGCGAGCAGGTAGCTGTTGCCGTCCTTCAGGTCCTTGACCGAGCCGCCCATGCGCAGGAACCACTGCACGCCCTCGGTCACCTGGCCGAACTTCAGCTTCGAGATATCGTTCTGCGAGGCGAGCAGCGTGTTGGTGATCCCTTCCGATGTTCCGCCAGCGCGCTCCGCGGCACGCTGCCACGCGGATAGCTCGGTGGTGCTCATCTTCAGGTTCTGGGCCATGTAGCCCAGGTTCACCGCGGAGTTGATCGTGCTCTCGGTGAACTGCTTGATGCCGACGCCGGCGGTGAAGATCGCGACGAGCGCGAGGACCTCGTTGCGGATGCTGCGGAACGACTCGGCCGCCTTCTTGTTGCGCTCCTCGATTTCCTTGGCGGCGGCCCGCTCCTCGGCGGTGAGCTTCTTTGTGGCCGCAGCGGCCTCGCTCTTGCCGCGCTTGAACGCGCTGGTGTCGAGGCCGAGGGTTACGACGAGCGCGTCGACGATGGTCATGCCCACGGTCAATTTCTCCTTTCATCCATCGCGACGCGCTCGTTGTAGCTGTCGACGATGATTATTTCGAGCAGGTCATGCAGATCGTCCTGTCCGTAGACGGTTTGAAGATCGTGCAGCGTGGCGAGCCGCCGCGAGATGACCGCGCCGATCGAGCGCGGCACGTTCGGATATTCGATCAGGCGTCGGTTGCCGCCGCCGCTCCAGAAGCCTGCGTTGATTGGGCGGCGCCGAGAAAACCCTCGAGGTGCAGGTCGAGCACCGCCTTGCGGAGCTTCAGGCGGGTGGCGACCTCCTCGATGTCCGTCTCGATCAGCGCACGCGCGCCGCCTTCGCGGCCCGGCTCGAACTCGTACTGCACGCAGGTCATCATCTCGTCGAACAGCGGCTTGACGAGCTCGAACGGCACGCGGCCGAGCGACTTGATCCCGATCGAGGCGACGCCAGCGAGGCCGGCTTTCAGCACATCGTCCGGCACTTCGACGCCGCAGCTCATCGCCGCGAAAAGCGCGCGGGCCGCCCACTCCTCCGAGCGCGCGGCCGACATTTCGGTGATCAGGAATCGCTTCCCAGCGTCGCGGCCATCGGCCGCGGTGAAGGTGGATGTTTTGCGCGCCATATCACATCGGTGCCGGCAGCACCTTCTCCCAAGTGATTTCATAGGTCTGCGGCTGCAGCACCTTCTTCGCGTCCGGCAGGATCTTGCCGCGCGTCAGCACGCCGTTGACCATCGTGAATTTCTTGCTGATACCCGGCAGCGTGACGACGCCGTCCCACCGCATCTTGTCGCGCAGCACGTTCTCGGCGACGGCCACCGAATCGAAGATCAAGATCGAATCGGAGTTCGGCTGCAGCGTCAGTCGCCATTTGATGTTGTACGGCACGTAGCCGTACGACTGCTTGCCGTCGAGGCCGAGCGAGACCTCGGCCATCTCGACGTCGTCGGTGTCGAAGATGTCCTCGGCGGCGTAGCCCTGAATCTGCTGCGCGACCGGGAAGATGGTGCCCGCCGAGAGCATGATCACGCTGTTGGCACTGGTAATCGTTCCTGACATGGTTGCTCCCTTACTGGACCATCACCGAGGCGAGGTTGAGTTTCTGGACACTGCCGCCGTCCATGTACCAGAACGTGCACGGCGGCGACTGGCGTGCGGCGCGCGTCTGCGCGGTGGCTTGCGACGCGAGCACCTGCAAGTACCAGCCGCGCGACGAAAGGACGGTGTCGATCTTCCGGCCGGCGGCCGTGTTGACCTCCTGCGCCTGCGCCGTGCCAAGCTGCACGCCTTCGCGGATCGCGCCGAAGTTCACGCCTTGATTGATCGGGTCCATCAGCCATGCCTCGATCGTCGCGTCGCCGACCGCGTTGTACGGCACCGATTTCGCCTGCGTCAGGCCGACCATGATCGCGAGCTGGAACTGGTTGTTCATCCAGATCTGGTTGATGTACGAGTCGATCCACGCGTACTGACCGCTGATCGCCCCGTCAGCGAAGAACGTGAACTGGTCGTTCGCCGTCGCGAACGCGCCGTAGCAGTTGTAGCCGTTCGCGACGAGGTTCTGGTAGACGGTCGCGTCGGTGACCGTCGCGGCGAGGCCCGACTGCGATCGGAACTTCATCGTGATGCGGCCGTTCGTTTCGGTGAAGTCGATCGATGCGATCGAGCCCATCAGGAAGGCCGCTTGGTTGACGTCCTGATAGATCGGCACGACGCCGCTCATGTTGCTCTGCTGCGCGAGGTAGCCGAGCGACGACATCGCCGGCACCGTGGTCGTCGGACTCTGGTCCGTGTCCCACGCGGCGTACAGGAAGCGGTTGCCCTGCTGCGACGTCCACGTGGCGAACGCCATCTTCTGCGTGTTGCCGACGCCGTTGTCCGGGTCGAACGCCGTCATGAACGACACCCAGTTCTGGGTGATCTGCTTCAGCGAATCCATCGCGGTGCCTGGCGTCGACGCCGCGGCACCCTGCGACGTCACCGCGCCAGCTGCCTGCGTCAGCTTCAGCGACGTGGAGAGCGTGCCGGTCGCGAAGCCAATCGTCGAAGCCGTGCCCGTCGTCGTCGAGGTGAGCACGAACGCGCTCGACTGGCTGTCGTACACGACCGTCGGGCCGCCCGTGAATGCGGCGGCAATCAGCGCGGCCGCGTTCGAGAAGCTCGTCGCACTCGCGAGGTTGATGTTCGAGGACGTCTTCTGCACGCCGTCGACCGTGACGATCACGGTGCCGGAGAGCGCCTGCAGTTGCGTGAGCGTCATCGATGCGAGCGAGCCGCCGCGCAAATACGCGGCGACCGGCGCCGTCGGATATTGCATGAAGCGCAGCGCGCCCGGCTTCACGTTCGAATTATCGAATCCGCCGAAATACACGGCGGCCAATTGTGCTTCGAGAGAAGTCGCGCCGAAATACGAAGAAACAGCGTCCTTTGTCGGGAAACTGGGAGCAGTGCCAATCGGCACTCGCGTATTCGTCGTCAGGATTACCCCGACAAGATCGAGGGCTGAACCGCCCCCGCTGATAACGCTCGGCGTTACGGAGGCGATCAGGGATGCCGGGATCGACATGGTTTAAGCTCCGGGAGGATATGCCGCGTCGACGTTGATAATTCCGACCTGAACTTGATCGGCAAAATCCTGCGGCGTTTGCGTGATTGGATTGTATTCGATAGCCAGTTCAATTATCCAACGCTGCTCATAGTTATTCTGAGCGTTAATAAACGGCATTTGACGCGGATTTTCGCAATATAACGGTTGAATATCAGGATTAACGGTCGCGAATTGAATGCACGCATATTCGTCTCGAAACAGTGTCGAAATGATCGCGGCGTTGTCGCCAGAGTTCGGGCCGTGCACGTCGAGCTGCAGCCGCGCCTCGATCGCCTGCATCGAATTGCGCGTGCCGGGGTTCGTGCCTGGGTCGGTGTAGCCGTCGACGTTCGTCGCGAGGCGCGGCGATGCGATCGAGTTCATCACGACGAAGTCGCCGCCGACCGGCTCGCCGACGCCATTCCCCTGCGCCTTCACGACCTCAACGCCCGCCGGCAGGATGCCGAGCAGGAACGTGCGCAGCGTGGTGAAGACCTGCGATTCGGTGATGGAAATGGTCACTGGCATGGTGGCCTCACTGCAGCTGGATCGCGAGCGCGCACCAGTCCGGCCACGTCTCGAACACCTGAACGACCTTCCATGTCGTGCCCCGCAGCGACGCCGGCACGCCAGCCACCGCGGCGAATTGCATGAGGTCGCCGCCCTGGTTCGTCGCGCGATAGACGCCGCGCCAGTCGCCGTTCAGGTATGCCTTGCGCAGCACGCCCTGAATGTTCAGGCCATCGAGGTGCTGGATCTCTTTCGCGGAGAGCGCCTGCACCTGCACCGACTGCGGGGTTGCGCTGTAGGTGGGCGTGCGGTCGCCGTCGGGCGCCGTCGTGTAGCCGGTGCTCTGCTGCAGCGTCACCGGCACGAACGGATTCACGGTGCCGATCATGCCGGAGACGATTCCATGGAGGTTCATTCTGTGGGTGCTCCGTCGACGATGTCGTATGCGACGGCGTGCTGCATCGGCGCGGCGGCCGAGCCGCGCAGCGGGCCGTCGAAGCCTTTCTTCGCGATCGTGGAAACGGCGTTCGGTGGATCTGTCCACGCGCCGATCGTCGCCTGAATGTCGACGACGGCCGCCTCGCCGGCGAGCCGCAGCGCCGCGTCGAAGTCGCCGCCGTTGCGCTGCAGCGTCACGCCGACGATCTTCGCCCAGCGCGATGCCTGTGCGAGCGCTGTCGTGCGCATGAAGGGCCGCGGGGGAATGTCTTCGGTGCCGTATTCCTGCCAGAACCCGACGAGCGCCGTCGGCGTGCCATCCGGTTCCGTTGCCCCTTCAAGGAGGCCCGCGCGCATTGTGAGCGTCGCGTTGTCGAGGTAGCGCGCCAGTGCGGCGTCGAGCTTGACGCCGCCGGTAACCTTAGCGGCGCACACAACACGGAGCCGGGAAGTAGCGGAAGGTGCGGAACGGCAGCACCATCTGCCAGAAGATGAGTCCGTACTCGCTCTGCGCCCAGAACTCAGCGTTCTTCGACTGCACCTGCGCGAACGAGGCGTTCACAGTGCCCTCGCCGGCCGACACCATCTGGCCGACCACGGCCGCGCTCGATCCGTCGCCCGAGCTCGCGCGCCCGAGAAGAAACGCGAGGTGAGCCGTGATGAAGTTGAGCAGCTGCGCGCGGACGGTCAGATCCTGCACTACCGACGCAGGGGAGTTGTTCAGGAAGATGCAGGCCATCGCGAAATAGCCGTTGAGGGTGGCGTCGCTCAGTGCCGCAAAAGCGGGAAAAGCCGCCCTGAAGGCGGCCGGGTCGAAAGCGACGACACCCGTAGGCGTGCTCATCAGCCTTGGATCTCGCCACGCACGGTACCGTCGACGGTCTTGTCTTCGCGGTGCGCGTTCGGATCGTACGGTTCGAAGCCGGTGCGCTCGCCTTCCTGCTCGCGCGCCTGCGACTCGCCGGACTTGTCGTCCTTCGACGCGAACACGAAGCCGTTCTTGTGCGCAGACGATGTGCCGTGATCCTTGACGATCTGCGCCCAGTCGTCGGCATCGACCAGCGTCACACCGTGACCAGCGACGCTGTCGCGCCCCGGCATGCCCGCGACCTGCAGGTCCGAACGCTCGTCGCCGTACATGCCAACCAGGCGGACGCTGCGCCCGTCCGGAAGGTTGTAGACGATCCCATGCGGCAGCTTGCACCACACCTTGACCGGCTTGCTCGCTTTCGCTTCTTGGATTTCCGGCATTTCAGACCCCCAGCATTTGGACGATGAAGTTCGGGTAGTACAGCACCGCGCCGTACGCGTGGCCCGACTTCTTTTCGGAGAACGACGACGAGTGGCGCACGACGCCGTGCGCACGCAGGCGTTCGGCATACGCGAGCTCGCCGGTCGGCTGGCCTTCGACGTCCACTGCGATCATCTGCACGAGGTTGCCGCTCGCCGTCGCGAACTCGGGGATCGTCTCGATCGTCATATTCGGGTAGGCCAGCTTCAGCCGATCCTTCAGCACCTGGCCGTACGAGTTCTGCTTCGTCAGGTTCTGCTCGACGATGTTCGGGATCCCGACCTTGACGATGCTTTTCGTGTTGATCAGGCCGTTGCCGGCCGCGATGAGGTTGCCCCACAGCGTGACGAAGTCGGCATAGATCTCGTCCGAAGTCTTGACCGCCCACGTGGTGCCGCCGGCGCCGGTACCGGGCGCGACCGGCGCGGAGAGCGCCGGATCGTTCGTCAGGCCGTAATTCTGCAGGCCCGCGACGCCGAACAGGAAGATCGCGTTTTCCTTCTTGCGCAGGATCAGCGCCGAGGCCGTTTGCTGACGAGCTGCGTAGTCGAGACGCGCCTTCGCAGCGACGGCCAACTGCTTGTCGCCCCACTGCGTGTTCGTCTGGAACCCATAGTTCTGACGCTGCGGGAAGTTCGCGTTGTGGCTCGACTGGCCATTCTCGCTGTAGTCGCCGTACGTGGCCGTTTCACCGGTCGATTCGACCGACATGAACGTCGCGGTCGCGTCCGTCCAGTCGCCCTTCTGCACGACCGGATACAGCAGCTCGGCATTCATCGGCGCAACGAGCACCTCGATCACGCGCGGATCGAAGTAGTTCGTGAGCATCTGCGGGATGCCGTTGTTCGGCTGCGTGACGAGCGGGCCGGCCGCGTCCATTGCGGCGACGAGCTTCGCCTTCACTTCGGGCGTCAGCAGCTCGGCACCATGCGGCAGGTGGATGCCGTAATCGGTGAGTTGGTTCAGCTTCATGCGAGTTGGCTCCACGTCGAGATCTTGATGACCGCACCGGCCGCGCCGCCGCGGGAAACGACAAACGCCGTTTCGACTGCGCCCGTAATCGTCGCGCCGGCCGAGCCGAACTGCAGCGTGCCGTCAGCGAGCGTCGCGAACACCTTCTGGCCTAGCGTCGCGGCGTTCGCGGACTTCGCGAAGAATTCGCCGCGCTCAGCGACCTGCACCGCCATGCCGGCCGGAACCGACATGCTGTATTCCTGCAGGTAGTTCGGGATCACACCGACCTGGTCGGTGATCGCGAAACCGAGCGGCTTGCCGGTGCCGGTGTTCTGCACCTGGTTGTCGGTATCCGTGCCCGGCCATACGAAGGCGGCGACGGTCACAGCCGTCTGCGCGACTCGCGAAATGACCGAGATCGGGTTCATCGAGGCGCGCGTGCCCGGCACGCCGACCTCGGGCTGAAGACGTACTGCGTTCGGGAAGCCCATGTTCGTCCGTCCTTACGCGTGGTTGATTTTGGCCAGAGCCGGGAAGCGCTCCAGCAATGCGGCGCCGCTCGCTGCGTCGGCCGCAACGTGCACCGGCGCCTTCGAGCGCGCGTCAAGCAGCACGTCGACGATGCCAGCGTAGGCGACCTTGTCGTGCTTCGCCGGATCCATGCCGCCGACGGTCATCGCGTGCGCGTAGATCGCCTCCGCGGAGTCGAACGCCATCGCGTCGATGCGGCCGGTGATCGGCGCGACCTTGTCGGCAGCGCGGAAGCGACCCTCGATCGACTCGCGGACGCCCTTCGTCGCGGCGGCGATCTTCGCGTCCATAGCCGAGGCGTTCTTCGCCTCTTCGGCCTTCTTGGCTTCCTCGGCGCGCGCGGCCTCGTCGGCCGCCGCCTTCCTCTTCGCCTCTTCGTCCTCGTCGGCAGCGCCGGCCGGCTTGCCTTCGAACTTCGCGAGCAGCTGCTTCAGGAGATCGGCGATCTCGGCATTGCCGTCGTCGACGGCCGCCGCCGGCTCACCCAACGCCTGCACTTCTTCGAGGGCTTCCTCGAGGGCTTCCTCGACGCCAGCGGTGTCGAGACCTTCGTCCATCGCGACCTTGAGCTTCGGGAGCCGGACCTTCAGCGCCGCCTTCTGCTTCGGATTCAGTTTCACGGTTCGTACCTTTTCGGGAGGTTGAATTTGGGAATCCGCCACCGTCACTTCGGGACCGGCGCGCCCCTCGACGACCAGTGCGACGTGATTACCCATAATCTCCGTCATCACGATGTCGTATTGCGCGCCATTATAGGTTCCACTTTTAATGACGGGCTTATACCGATATGAACTCGACAGCTCGCGCTGCTCTTCGCTTTTGATTTTCTCGATATACTCGCCATCCCAGATCGCGAGGTCATTCGTCAAATATTGACCGTCGAATGCTGCATTTGAACCGGTAGTTCCGATAATCAGTTCGTTTTTCGGATCATCCGCGCTCACGTGCTTGTGGACGAGCAGGATCGGCAGCGTGTTGAACGTCGCGGCGGCCCTCTCCAGCTCCTCCGGCGGGCGGAAGACGTTGTAGACGCGATCCGGGTTGAGGCCGAGCTCATCGCCGCCGACGATCTCGCGCCCCCAGTACGGGTTCACATCGGCCTTCGAGATTCGACTGATCGAAACTCGCATGCGACCGTCTTTATCGAAACTCCGCACCGTAGCTTTGTCAAAAGCCACGATAATCTCGTCTTTATTCGGCTTCATCGTCAACACCTGGAATAAGCGGTGCGCCCACGCATCCGCAATTCGGCAATTCGCCGGGGAAAATGTATTCGCCGTCGATTTTAAGACCCTTCGATAAATCGAAAACCTTCCCGTTCGCCTCGACGTGCGAATGGCGCGGATTCTTCCCGCCGCCGACATGCAGCCAGCGCGCCTTCGTCACGCCCATCGACAGCTGCCGTGCGCGCGCCATCTGCGCCGTCGCCTTGTTGTTCTGGTCGGTCGCAATGAACGTCGCGCGGCGCCGCGTCACGCCGTAGCGCTCCTGCAGCTGGTCGGTCAGGTACTTCAGGTCGCGGCCGGCCGTGACGCTGCGCATCACGATGCCTTCAACCTCGGTCGCATATTCGGACTGGATGGACTTGATCAGGGAGACGTTCTGCTGGATCGATGCCTGCATGACGGTGTTCGATACGAGCGTGTCCTTCACCGAGACCGACATGCCCGTGAGCGACACGGCAGCCTGCTTCGTGGCGTTGGTCGCGTGCTTGTCGACCTTCGCGATGAACCAGCGCGCGAGGTCCGGCGCGCGGGCGGCGAACATCTTGCGCCACTGCGCGGCACGCCGCGCGAGCTGCGCGGCAAGGTCAGCCGCCGGCGACGCGTCCGCGGCGATCTCCGTCTCGCGGCTGCGGTACGTGGCACGCAGCCAGTACAGCGTCGAGCAGTGCATCTCGTCGATCAGGCGCTCGAGCGCGCGCTGGTACTGGATGCGCACGGCGGCGCTCGGCCGCGTCGCGCGCATCTCGCCCTTCACCTTCGGGGCACGCGCGGGCATCAGGCCACCGCGCCAGCGCTGTCGGTGTCGCGGTCCTCGTCGTCGTCCATGCCTTCGCCAAGGTCCGGCGCTTCCGGCATCTTGTCGACGTCGATCGAGTCGTAGCCGCTATCCGGATCGGACGCGAGCCGGATGCGCTCCTCCTCGTTGCCGATGACGCCACGATCGAAGTAGATCGCGAACGTGTCGGCGTTCTGCTTGCGGTTCGCCGCCTTTTCGGCTTCGGACTGTTCGTGCAGCGGCACGAACTTGTGCGTGAGGTCGTCGTCGATCTGCCCGAACTCGGACAGCTGGATGATCTTGATCGCGCGATCGAGGTTGTCGGCAAACACGATCGATTGTTGGCTGGCGACATGGTCGTACCAGTTCGCCTCGTCGTACTCGCCGGTCGAGTTGAAGCCGCGCGGCGCGATGCCGAGCAGCTTCACGGCCGGCGTGCGGCTGATCGCCGCGAGGAGCTCCAGCTGCTGTGACACGATGTCGGACAGGCCAGTGAGTGGCGTGTTGACCTGGACGAAATCCTCGAGGTCCTTGTCGAGCGCGAGCAGTCCCTGGTTGTCGCCGAACATCTGCCAGAGCAGCGCACGGGCCTGCAGGCTCGACGCATCGTCGTAACCGCCGCCGTTCAGGATCTGGCTCATGTCGGTCTTCAGGATCGACGTGCTGAACCGCTTCACAAGCTTCGCGACGGCGATGCGCACGGTGTCGAACCGGTCGACGTAGTCGAGCGCCATCTGCGCGAGTGGGATGCCGAAGAAGTTGTACGCCGGCTTCAGCAGCACCGGGGGTTCGTTCTGCGAGAAGTGCAGCAGGCGCGACGCGTGCACCTTGCGGCCCTGCACGAGCCACGCGTTGGGCTGGTAGTAGTCGGCCGCGAGCGGGTTGTCCGCGTTATACGGCGCCGGGTAGCAATTGATCGGCTCGATGAGGCGGAAGCCCTTGAACGATCCTTTCCGGATCTTCGCGCTGTCGAGCGTGAGAGGCGTCTGGATCTCGCGCAGGCCGACATCGGACCGCGTGTCGTCGCCCATGTCGACGTACAGCATGCACCCGCCGAAGTAGCCGGTCTTCTTCGCCGAGCGGTTGAACGCCTTCTTCAGGTGGAACTTCTCGGTCGCGGCCTGTAGCGCCTGCACGCGCTTCGTGTCCGATTCCTCGCTGCCCTGGCCGCCGAACTCGATCCATTTCCGCGTCATCTCGTCGGCGAGCGTCTCGACCATTGCGCGGATCAGCGGGTGTTGCGACAGCAGCGACAGCGCGGCGTAGCCGATGAAATCGACGCCGTTCAGCTGGTTGAAGCCGCCGCATGCGCCGAGCGTGCCGGCGAGGTTGTCGCAGACCGAGTCCATCGCGACTTCAGGCGCGCCGCCGCCCTCCTTCGGCACGGTGCCGGGCGCGACGATCGGCGGCTTGAACTTCGCCTCCCAGTCGACGGCGGCGCCGCGCGCTGCGCCCTGCGCCGCGAGTTGCTCGACGAGCATCGGGTTGATGCGCATGCCGCGGCGCGGCCCTTCAATCGTCGGCCAGTGCGGTTCAGCGCGTGCATCAAGCGCCACTGCCGGGCGTGCGGCCGCCGGCGCGGTCGGCGCCAGCAGCGATCGCGAGATGAGGGATTGCAGTTTCTCGAGCATGCGCGCCGCCGTGTCGGTTACGAGAGGTCCGACGAGCTGTAGTCGCCCGTCGCGTCAGCCTTGCCGGAGGCGACCGAGTGCAGGTGCAGCAGCGTGCCGATCGCGTTCAGCTCGTTGCGCAAGGCGTGCACGAAGTCCTCTTCGACGCCGTGCAGCCGCGCCATCAGGCCAGCAAAGCGCTCGCGCGCCTCGGCATGGTCTTCGACGTCGATCGAGACAGCTGGCGTCGGATCGGCTTCGAGCGGCATCAGCGCAGCCGGCGCGAGCACGATTGCTGCCGTAGCAGCCGCGATCTCGTCTTGCGTCATCGCCGGCGCGGTCAGGACGGTCGGCCCGTCACCTTGCTGCGTGCCCGCGACTGCGGTGTCGCTGGAGAGCGATGCAGGCGCAGCAGACGAGGAGGTGTCGCTTGCGAGGACGTCGGCCGCAGCAGACGCATCGCCGCTCGACTCCCCCGCATCACTCGCGGGATCTGCCGCCGCGTCGTGGTCATCGGTCGCGATCGGCAGGTCGACAGCGGACGTCGAAAGATCGGCCATGCAATGCGGCTGCGCGAATCCGAGAATCGCGGCGATAAGGGTGCGAGTGCGCATTTCTGAAAATCTCCGAGAAAATGACCGTTTCAGGTCGAGAAAATCGATTTAAGCGACCGAAAGCGCGGCAAGTGCTTCATGACTGATATTCAGACCATTACCGCGACCGCGAATATAGCCGTCCATCGAATATCGAATACCGTCGATGTGGTGATTCCACTTGTCGACGATTATAGGCAACACGTCACCCGTGGTTTTGTCGACCTTGTACGAGTAGTTGCTGAATTCCTCGATGGTCTTTACGCACCGTGAATGGATAATAATTCGGTCAAATCCGCGTAAAAACGCTATTCCGTCCTCTACTGAGCCACCCCATTTTTTCGCCGCGTCGATATTAAAACCTTGCTTCGCGACATGCGAAATTGTTTCGGGGCGCGCGCAGTCCGCTTTGATTTTCCATTTCCTTGCACCGGGGATTCCGGGATATTTCTTCTCGTCGCCGAGCTTCCACTGCTTCACCTGCTCGGGCCGCATGCCTTCCTTGCCGGCGAACAGCTTCCAGATCTCGTCGAGGTCGACCTGCTTGCCGTGTGCCTCCCAGTCGATCATCAGGTCGTTGCCGCGCACCCAGCATCGGTTGAGCGTCGTCGGGTCCTGCGCGAATCCCCAGTCGGCACCGAAGAAGAAGCGCGCGTTCGCCGGCGTCTCGAAATCCTCGACGCGCCACTTCCCGGCGAAGATCAGCTCGTCGGAGCGGCGGTTGAACTTTCCTTCCCAGATCCAGTTGTACCGGTCGAGGTCGGTGCGCAGCATGCGCTGCCGCTCGAGCTCCAGCTCCTCCGGGAACCACGGGTTGTCGGACCAGTTGCATCGGATGATCAGGCGCTCGTCGTCCTCGTAGACGCCGTCAACCATCTGATCGACATACGGCGCGACCAGGTCGGCCCACGTCGGATCGGTCTCGCGGTTCGGGTTGAACGACACCCAGATCTCGGAGCCCGGCGCGCGGATTGTCGGCGCGAGGATGTCCCACGAGTCACGCGACACGTTCTCGGCCTCGTCCACCCATGCGACGGTCGCCGCGGTGAAGCCCTTCAGCGCGCGCTGGTTGCGGAACAGACCGCGAAAGGAGAACGAGCTGCCGTTCGCCGGCACGCGGATCGACTTCTTCAGCTGGCGGAACGAATCGCCGAGCTCGCGGCGGTCGATCTCCTCCGCGATTTCCTGATAGCTCGACTCGTCGATCGACGCCTGAATCTCGCGAAGGCAGAGCGCACGCTCGCGCCGGGCCTGCGACCGCGCCGTCAGGATCGACACGATCGTGCGCGTCTTCATCGAGCCGCGGCCGCCGAGCACGATCTTCCAGCGCTTCGGGTAGATCAGGCGCTCGAGCTTCTCCGCGATCAGCACGGTCGGCTCCGCATCGGTCTCCTGTCCGTCGACCGTCAGCCGCTTGATGACGTTCCGGTCCATGTCGACGATGCCGAACACGGCCGGACGCTCATCGGTGGCGACGCCGGAGAAGTAGGACTCGACGCGGGTGATCGCGGCGTGAGAGAGGCGGCGACGGCTCATGCGCGAGACCGCCCCGCAATCGAATGTCTATGCGCATCGTGCCATGCATGCAGCGCCGTGGTGCCGAATCCGAACATGACGATCGGCCCGTCGTGGCGCCAGCACTCCCATACCGGTCCGCGCCGCGCAATGTGCGCCTTCTGCTTGCCGACGGTCAGATGCGCGCCAGCTGTCGCCGGCCAGCGCGACACGAACTCGCGATCAGCGCTCGCCGGCATTTCACTTCCCCTGCGCGGCGAGCGCCTTCTCGACCTGCGCGAGACGGTCGGCGAGCTCGCTGATCTCGAGCACGTCGAGCTTCGAACGGATCATGTTCACGAGCTGCTGGCCGATGTCCGGCGAGACCTTACCGGCTGCAACCGCGCGCAGCACCGCGTCGACCTGCTGCACCGGCGTGCCGTCCTCGGGGAACTCGAACTGCACGGCCGGCGCGACCGGTTTCGCGGCCGGCGCGACGCGGGTCAGCAGTTCCTTCATCATCAGTGTGTCGCCCTGATCGAGCGCCTTCTCGGCGACCTTCTTGTAGAAGCCCTTCTCGTTCAGCTTCGTCTGTTCCTTGATCGCTTCGAGGATCTTCGTGCGCATCTCCTTGCCGCGCGGCTTGCGAGTGCGGGGTTGGCGCTCGGTCGAAAACTGGGTGGCTTCTCTGCTCATGTCCGTCATTCCTTCCGTTTTTTGCGGTTGTCGGTGCCCGGGTTTCGGCGCCCGGGCCGCGCCGTCTCGATGAGGTGTTGCGGTCGGCGTTACATACGAGCCTCCATCGGTACGCGGCGGGGACATTCGGCAGGCCCCGATTCGCCCTCGAATTGCGCCTCATCCTTCCACGCGAGGAACGGGCGCCGCAAAAAGTGGTTGAAGCGATCGGCCGCGTGCACGTCGGTCGCCAGCTCGCGCCGCGACTCGACCTTGCAAACGGCGCGGACGAACTGCGCGGCTTCATCGGCCGTGACGGGGTCGCCGTTGACGTAGGTGCCGACCCATGCGCGGAACTGCGGATCGCGCGGCAGCATGCCGGCGAGTTGAACGAGGTTCATGCGGTCACCTGTGCGATGAGGGAAGCGAAGTGGTTGCCCGGCGCGGTGCGGGCGACACGGGCGATCACCCGCTTGCGCGTCTTGTACCGGCTCTCGACCTCAGCTTTGTTGCGCTTCGGGCGCTTCTTGCACGGCAGGTCACCGCGCGCCCAGACCGCGTTCTCGCGGCCGCCATTCGGCCGGGCCGGGAATTCCCAGTCCTTCACGTAGACGAGCTTCGGCTCGCCGCGAAGCTCGTGCGCCTCCCGCATCACGCGGAACGCGCAGTTGATGTTCTGGATCGCGACGCCGAGGTAATCGGCGATCTCGCGGGCGCTCATCGGGCCGATGGTCTCAAGCAGGTTGAGCACGACGGCACCGGTGGTGGGTTTGCGGCCGACCTTCATTGGGCCTCCTCGACGCAAATCCGAAGGCCACGCATCACGAAACGCGTCAGCCATTCGTCGGCCGGCTGCCGGCCGCGCGCCGCAGCGAAGATCCCGATTGCAATCAGCGCCGGCGTGAGCCACCAGGCGCGACGGACAGAAAGACGGACGGTCGTTTGCATCTCACACCTCCAGCGGATCGAATAGCATGGACTGCGCGGTGGACGAGTTTTCGCGCGCCTGCGTCAGACTCGTCCAGTCGGCCGGGAAAGCTGCTTGGGGATTGGCCGTGGCGATGGACGAAATCGTCACCACGACGCGTGCCTCGCCATCCGGTTCGCGCCGCGTTGCGCTGTCCGACCAGATGCGTCCGTCGTCCTCGAACGCCACGCCGTTCAGCGCGTCGTAGACGACCTTGCGCGCGTTGTCGACGTCGAGGCAGCGCACGGTGTCGTCCCACGCGGCGCCGTGCTGGCGCATGCGCTTCTGCCAGTCCTGCGGCCGCTGCGGATACAGATCGAGGTGAACGTGCACGCGGCCCGTGATCGGCTTCATGCCGGCCGCGTGACAGAGCAGCGCGACCTCGGCCTTGTACGCCTTCGCCTCTTTCGTCGGCACGATCGTGATGCGCGGGCCGATGCGCACCGGGTGCCAATACCTATTCGCCGATATGGGATAAGGCAGCTTCACGGTCAGCATGCCGTCACCTCCGCGCGCCGCGCTTCCTCGACGCGCCTCATGCGCTCGGCGATGCCGCGCAGCACCTCGCACTCGGCGTCGGTCAGCGCGAGGCCGGGCGCATTCAGCTGGATCTCGGCGCAGCGAATCGTGACGGCCGGGCGCGCGCCGTTGGATGCAACCTGCATCGCACCGAGCACTGCGTGCTGGACGGCGTCGACGAATTGCGCGGGCTTCAACTTCGAGCGGTCGATCGCCGCAACTCCGCGGGCGACGTCCCAGGCATGCCGATCCCATTCGGCGGATGGGGTTCTGGTGCTCACGAGACGCTCCACAAGCGCAGGCCCTGCGCACGGTAGTTGTCGACGATGATGTCGCGGATGACCCGGTATTCCTCGCGCAAGGTAGGATCGGCGCATTCCTCGATCACGCTGCGTCCGGCTGGCGACGTAATCGCATCAGTGATACACCGCATGACGCCCGACGTCAGCGGCTTGCCAGAAGCGGATGCGCCACGGATCAGCACCCGATACGCCCATTCGGCTGTCACGGCGCGCGCCTGCAAAAGCGGCCGCTGCACCTCACGCATGCGTGAAAGGTTCGCCTCCACGGTCGCCTGATCGGCACGCCTCTCATCCGCCAACTGCGGTGCCGAATGTGCGACTTGCTCGGTGCGCGCCTGGCGGCAATGAGCCATGAACTCAGGCAGCGTCGGGGGTTTCGCGAGCGCGGCGAGGTTTTCACGACCGGCACGCATCTGCTCGGCGGACAATTTCGCGAGCTCGATTCCCCATGCCCGCTTCACTTCGGCGACCTTCGATCCGCGCCACAAATCCGCGAATCGCGCACCGTAGAAGGCGGACATCGTGCCGAAAAGACGCTCGATCCAGCGTTGCGGAATCGCCGTGATCGGCCATGCCGGATCCGGTTCCCAGTCGTCAATTTCCGAGTCGTCTCGGGATTTCGCTTGCATCAACATCGATGACTCCGTCGGTAGTTCGATGGGCGGGCTTCTGCCCGGTCAGTTGCGCGATGACGTCCGCGCGGTCGTCATGGAACGAACGATGGCCGTTGGCCGAAGGCGACGCGCGGGCAGCCGGTGGCTTCGCTGCGTCGGCGGTCCAGCGCGTGGCGATCGACAGCACGTAGGCGGGTGGGATGCGTTCGTTCGGCTTCGCGGCCTTTGCCTCGACGCACGCGGCCTCGATCGTCTCGACCGTCACGCCAGCGTCAGCAGCCGCGATCACGCGCGGATCGCCAGGCTGCGCGTCGACGCTATGGCGTCGCATGGCAGCCGACAATTCGCCGGGTCTCGCACGCTCGCTCGCGAGGGTGTCGGTACTACGCGTGCTAGAACCACTGGGGTTAACTTCTCCCTGTCCCTTCCCTTCCTTTCCTTTAAGAGCGTTTTCCGGCGGAATTCCATCGTCGTTCCGGAGGAAATCTTTCTTCGTTCCGGCGGAAGCTCGTTCTTTTCCAGCGGAAGGACTACTAAATTCCTCGGGAAACAAAGCCTTTTCCAGAGGGCGACCCATGTCGATCCACTGGTCAAGCTCCGGGACTTCCAGCGGAACAAGATCCGAATCGATCCGCACCTTATTGCGCTTCCGGACGCGCTCGCAGAGCTTGTCATGCGCTTGACGGTGCTTTGCGAACCATCCTTCGTTCGCTTTCTCGGCGACTACCGGGTGATAGAGCCGGCCGTCGCTGCACTTGATCCAACCGCGCAATGCACCTTCTCGGATCGCCTGCCATGCGGCGGGTGCGCGCTGGTAACCAGTGAACTTGGCCAGCACGCGGTCGTCGTCCGGCAGGCTGGCGGCCGGCACCTGATGCCACGATTTGCTCCAGAGCAGCAGCGCTGCCCAGCACGCCTCCGGCGACTCGAGCGCGGCCAGATCGCTGTCGCAGAGACGCTGCACATCGAGCGGCATGAACGGAAAATCGCGCAAATCGCAATCCGTAGGGGTGAGAGGATTCGGGAGCTCGCTCACGCCTTCCCCCTAAGACACCGGCCGAATGCCCAGAACATGGCCACGCCGAGCGCGAGCCAGCACATCGTCGCGAATGCGATCACGATTCGCCCTCCCTCGATCACGGACGATCGTCCTGAATCCGTTGCTGGCGGCGCGTCTCCAGGTACTTGAGCGCCATGCTTTCCAGTGCGGTGAGCTCGTGCGGGTCGACGACCATCGAGCCGGTCGGCACGACCTGCAGGCCGACGGCCGCGAGCAGCACCGCCCAGCGGTTCAGGTCCTCCAGCGTGCGGCTGATCGTGCTGGCCGACACACCGATGCAATCCGCCGCATGCGCCTGCGTCACGCGCGCAACCGCGCGCAAGACCTCGGATTCGTTGCGTGCACCGAGCATGCGGGTGTTTTCGATCTCGTCCGGCGAGACTGTCTCCACGGTGCTCATGCGGCCTCCTGGTCGACGGAGCCGTCGGTGGGTGGCTGAGTGTCGTCGCGCGAGCTTTCGTTCGCGGGTTCGGCAGGCGCTTGACCCGGTTCCGATTGATCGCCGGACGCCGGCTGGGCGAAGTGCTGCGCGTGGTAGGCGTTGATCCGATTCCAGTTCGACGCCTTGGTATCGGCGATCTGGCCGGTCTGAATGCGGCTGATCGTCGCCTGCGGGATGTTCGTTGCGGCGCCGATCTTGCTCTGGCTGACGCCGTCGGCGGTGAGCTCGTCGATGAGCTCTTTTGCGGTCTTCATAGGGGCGCTCCGTTAGCCTTTGGAGCGTATTTTATACGTTTTCGTATTACTGTAAATCCATTTCGTATAAATGCTTGATGCGACCTATACAAATCCGTATGTTCTGCGCATGTCAAATAATCCCCATTTCCTCGCGCGGAACATCCAGTGGCTGCTGGAACGACACGGCCTCAATCCGAACTCGCTCGCTGAGCGGCTCGGGAACAAGCCGCCACAGGCCACGATCTTCCGGATCCTGAACGGCGAGAGCCTCACGCCGCGGGATTCCACCGTGCAACCGATCGCCGACCACTTCGGCGTGGCCGTGCACGAGCTGCGCTACGTCGATCTCCAGGCGGCGCACGAGAATCGCGGCGTGCTGCCCTTGGGCGCGGGTGATGACGACCTTCCGAACCCGACGGACGATCATTTCGCGATCGTCCCGCAGCTCGATGTAGCTGCCGCCTGCGGCGATGGAAAATTCGTCGACCACGTCGTCGTGAAAGGCGGCCTAGCGTTCAAGCGCTCGAGCCTTCGCGAGTTTGGTGTTCCGGAAAGCGCGGCGCGGATCATCTACGCATCCGGCGGCAGCATGTGGCCGTCGATTCAGGATGGATGCGTCGTGCTCTTAAACACCGCCGACCAGGCTCCGAAAGAGGGAAAGGTCTACGCGATCTGCACGCCGGACGGCGGCCTTATACTGAAGCGGCTGATTTGGGACTACCATCCGTCGATGGGCGCGCAGACCTGGATCATGCGGAGCGACAATCCGGACAAGACCGCGCATCCCGACAAGGTGCTTCCGCCGGACGACCGCACGATGATCATCGGCCGCGCCGTCTGGAACGATAACCGCCTCTGATGGGCGATCGCAGGAGGGGCAAATGATCCGACGTCACATCCGATCCACGATCGCGGTCGCCGCGTCGTTTCTCGCTGGGAGCGCGTTCTTCGCGCCAGTGCGCGCCGCTCAGCCGAACGAATTCCAGATGAAGTCGGCCTACGTCGAATTCGTCGCCGCCAACCGACAGCGCGGGTTGCCGGAATCAGCAATCCCCGATCTCTATGGGACAAAGCTGGATGGCGTTTGGAAGCAGCGCGCGCGCGGCCGGATCTACAGCGACGCGAATCTTGCGCTGAGCGATCCGATGCGCCTCGGCGAGCAGGTCTACCGTGAGTGCCAGGCCGCCAATCAGGCCAACGCCGCGCGCTATCACGGCACCTTCACGATGCCGCCCAAGAACTAAGACCTCCGCCGCCCTCCCGCGACAGAGCCCCGCCCCGCGCGGGGCTTTTTCATTCCCGCAGCCGGCGCGCCGCCGTGCCCGCACCCTCCCTTCGCCGCGCGCACCCCAACCTCGCGAAAATTTATACGTTTTCGTATTGACGTTCTTTATACGGTTTCGTATGATTCTAACCAAGCCAATACGAACCCGCGAGGCCCCAGATGCTCCACCCCGTCACCACCGAACGCGCCGCCGAATTCTGGTCGGACCGCCAGCTGCAGCAGTTCGACGACGCACAGGACGCCGCTGCCAAAGCGCTCGAACACGCAACCGCAGTCGTCACGCTCGACGACGTGCTCGAGGCGCTGGCCGGGCTGAAGCCCACCGATCAGCAGAAGCTGGTCGACGCCTACCGCGACACGTCGGATCGCGCGCACTTCCGCTGGCTGCTCGAGACCGCCTTCGAGGACGCATTCACCGCGGCCGCGCGGCGCATCGCCGAACACTCGGGTGCCGGCCGCGTGCAGCCAGTCGGCGTCACCATTTGGCGCAAGGAGGCCTGAGCCATGTCTCAATCCGCCCGTGACCTGATCGAGCTGCTGTCTATGCCGCGCAACGACGACGGCAAGCTTGGCGGCCTCGTGGAGCTGCTGTTGCGCGAGTACGCGATCAACCTCATCGCACCCGGCGTCGCTGATGCGCGGCGTGGCTGCTGACCAACCCCGCCCGCTACAGGAGAACGACGATGAGCTGCGGATACCAAGGCCGGCACTTTGGGGCGCGATACGAGGACGCTTGCTGCATTGATGGCTATCTGTGGGATCTGGATAGCTGCGATGAGCCGGGAGGCCCGCTTTACAACGGCGGAGACGAACCGTGCCCATGCTGCAACACGCGCGAATACGTGCTCGGTTGCGATGACGTGCACTTGACTGGCAACGCCGCGCAGCGGCGCAAGCAAATTCGCGCCTCGATGCGTCGAGTGCGCGAATGGGCTGCCGCCTGACCAACCGCGCCCGCCCTGCGGGCAATCACACCACACCGAGGGATGACCATGAACAAGATCAAGCATTCGCCGGGGCCTTGGGAAGTCGACCGCACGGGCTATCGCGCACGTGACAACGGCCTGTGCATCATGGCCGGTGACCTTTGCGTCGCGGTCGTCCTCTGCGACAACGCCAAGCCGCAGGAGCACAACGCGCGAGTGATCGCTGCATCGCCTGACGCACTGCTCGCCCTCGAAATGATCGCCGTCGAGGATGACGCAGCTCGGCACAACGGCACGCCCCTGCTCACGTCCGGCGTTCGCATGACGCTCGACGCCGTCCTTATCAAGGCCGGGCGCAAGGCTGTGCCGGAGCCGGTGCAGCACGTGACGATCGCGGGACAGGGGTTGTGATGCGCCCTCTCTCCCTTCCCCGGCCAGCGTCGGACAACGCACTGATGCGCTTCACCTCGCGCACGCCGCACCTGCGCCGCGTCGCCGAAGCTGCCGCATGGATCACAGCGTACGGCGTCGCGATCGGCTTCCTGTGGTACGGCGCACTCGTCGTCGGCCCGTATCTGCGGAGCCTCGGATGAAACGCATCTTGACCCACCCGCTCACCCAAGTCTTCCTCGGCTGGCTTCTGCTCATCGCCATTGGGCTGATGATCCTGCCGCCCGATCCGCCAAGTGTCGATCAAGCCGCTATGAAGGCAAACAGGAGCACCTGATGGGCGAGATCGCTGAATCGATGCTCGATAGCTCCTGCTGCCAGGTTTGCGGCGAATGGCTCGGCGAGTCCGTCGGCTATGCCGTCACCTGCGCGGCATGCGGTGACGGCGGCACGCTGATGTCGGACAGCCAGCAGCGCCGCGCGCGCAACCGCGAGCAATCGAACCTCCTGCTGCGCGAGAACGGCTACGACTTCGACGAGCGCAACGGTGCCGCGCACCTGATCGTGCGCACGGCACGCGGCACGATCGACTTCTGGCCTGGCACCGGAAAGTGGATCACGCGATTCGAGATCGACGGTATTCCGGTTGAGGACCGCGGCGTGTTCAGCCTGATGAAGTTCGCGGCGCCGGCACGCGCGGCAGTCGATTCGCCACTCGAAATCCAATGGAAGCCTCACATGACCGCGCTCGCGCTGCTCGCGTACCGCAACGCGGGATTCATCGTGACTGGCGCGCCGGCTGAAACGCAGGGAGGAAACGCATGCTGAACTACAACCTGTCGATCGAGGCGTATCACGCACTCTCGCCGGTCTCGAAATCGCAGCTCGATGACCTCGCGCTGTCGCCGTTCCACTTCTACAGCCGGCATCGCAATCCGCTGCGGCCGCCGCGTGCGGAGAAGCCGGGGCAGCTCGAAGGGCACCTCGCGCACTGCGCCGTGTTCGAGCCGGACCAGTTCGATGCGCGCTATGTCTGGGCGCCGAAGGGTGCGCCGCGCAAGCCGACGGACGCGCAGTGGAACGCCAAGAAGCCGTCGCCCGACAGCGTCGCGGCTATGGAATGGTGGCGCGAATTCCTCGACGCGTGCGGCGACAAGCGCGTGATCACGGTCGAGCAGTACGACGTCGCGATGCGCCAGGCTGAGGCCGTGCGCGCGCTGCCGGAAATTCAGGACGCGCTGTCGCAGGGCCGTGCCGAGGTGTCCGCATTCTGGACCGACGAGATGACCGGCGTCGAGTGCCGTTGCCGACCCGACTGGGTGCACGCGCTGTCGCGCAAGTCGGTCGAACTGCTCGACCTCAAGACGTACAGCTGCGCGTCGGCCGACGAGTTCCGCCGGCAGATTGCACGCAAGCGTTACCACGTGCAGGACGCGTTCTACTCGGCCGGCTATAGCGCGGCGGCCGGCGTCACCGTCGAGAAATTCACCTTCGTGGCTGTTGAAACCGAGTGGCCGTACGCGGCTGCCTCGTACACGCTCGGCCCGGAAAGCCGCGAAGAAGGGTTTCTCGAATGCCGCCGGCTGCTCGATCTGTACGAGGAATGCGTGCGCCTGAAGCGCTGGCCCGGCTACTCGAACAAGACCACGCAGATTGACCTGCCCCCTTACGCCTTTACCTCTCAAGAGATCGAGATCGCATATGTCTGATATCACCGACCTCCGCGGCACCATCGTGCCGAAGTCCGACCAGTTGAACTCGGAGCAACTGCTCGCCGGCGACCTGACCATCACCGTGACCGACGTGCGCATGGGTAGCGAGGATCAGCCCGTGATCCTGCACTACGAAAACGACGAAGGTCGGCCGTACAAGCCGTGCAAGACCATGCGCAAGCTGCTGATCTTCGCGTGGGGTGAGGACGGCCGCAACTGGGTCGGCAAATCGATGACGCTCTACAACGACCAAGCGGTGCGCTTCGGCGGCATGGTCGTGGGCGGCATCCGCATCAGCCACCTGAGCAACATCGAGCGCGAGATTTCGCTGTCGCTCACCGCGACGAAGGGCAAGAAGGCAATGCATACGGTGCTGCCGCTCGAGGTCGTGAAGCTCGACGACGTGCTGCGCGCCATCGCTGCGGCCACTGACCGCAACGGCATGAACGCGGCGAAGGCTCTCGCGATGAAGCTGCCGCCAGGCGATCAGGCTCAGGCTGCACAGGACGCGTACAACGCGCGTGCGCGCGAACTGCGCAGCGCAGCGACGCGCAGGGTTGCCGACCAGCAACCGACCGACGGCCCGAGCGCCGATGAAGCCGCCGCCCTCGCGCGCCTCGAAGAATGCACCGACGTCGACACGCTCGACGTGCGCATCGACGAGTTCCGCGACTATCCGGCCGACGTGCTCGAACGCCTGACCGAAGCCTATAACCGTCGCCGCGAAGCGCTGCTCGACGCGTAACCCCCACTCACCACCCGGAGCAGTCATGTTCGAAATCAAAGACAGCATCCTCGCGAAGATCGTCAGTTGCACGAACGTCTCCGAGAAACACGGCGCCGAGCGTGTGCCCGCGATCTCGGTCGGCCTCTACATCGTCGGTGGCGGCGAGCTGCTCGACATGTTCGACGTCGCGCTGCGCGGCATGCTCTACCGCCGCCCGCAGCCGAAGCCCGGCGAGCTCGAAATGGAGCACGGCGGCCTTACCGAGTTGCGCTTCCCGTTCATGCGCAACCTCGTGTGGGACCGGAACTACGAGGGCTATCTGCTGCGCTTCCATATCGGCGCGACCGGCGCCGAGGACGTGCTGCTTGCCGAGTGCGGCCTGAAGGACATCCGGTTCACCACGCAGGAAGGCGGCTCGGTCGGCGTGCACTTCAAGATCACCGCTCACCCGAAGGACGACGAGGACCACGGCAAGATCGCGCGCCGCGTGCAGCAGGAGATCGGCATCACGTTGACGCCGCCGAACGATTACGTCGAGCCCGGACTGTTCGGCGAGCCGACGCAGTCCGACGAAGATCCCGATCCGCTGGCCGGCAGCGATCTCGCGCGCGGCGCCGCAGATGGTCCGCAAGACGGCGACGACGAGTTCGACGAAGACGAGCACGAGACTGCCGAGTAACCCGGAAAGGCCCCGCGCGGCACACCTCGGTCCGCGCGGCATTCGAAGGGGCGGTCTGGACGACGCCCTGCTTTTTCGGCGCCATTGAGGCTTTATCTGTAGAGGAAGCGGCCATGACCGAGTGGATCGGCCAATCTCACCGCGGCGACTGCCGCGACCTGATGCGCGCGATGGCCGCCGACGGCGTGCGCGTGCAGACGATCGTGACGTCGCCACCTTACTGGGGCCTGCGCTCGTATCTCCCTGACGAGCACCCCGACAAGCAACGCGAGATCGGGCAGGAGCCGACGCTGCGCGAGTTCATCGACACCCTTGTTGGCGTGTTCGAGCTCGCGCGCGAGCTGCTCGCGGACGACGGCACGCTTTGGCTGAACATGGGCGACGCATATAACACCGGCACGACAGCGCGACGGCCGTCGTCGAAGGCGACGAATCACGGTCGATGGTCGGATAATCGTAGCGACGAACTGATCGGGTCTGCACGCGCCCATGCGGTCGGCATGAAAACGAAAGACCTGATGGGCCAGCCGTGGCGCCTCGCGTTCGCGCTGCAGGACGCCGGCTGGTATCTGCGGCAGGACATCATATGGCACAAACCCAACCCGATGCCTGAGAGCGTGCGAGATCGCTGCACGAAGGCGCACGAATACCTGTTCCTGCTGAGCAAGAGCGAGCGGTACTACTTCGATGCTGCAGCAATCGCGCAGCCGCTTTCCGAATCAAGCATCGAGCGCCTTTCACAGCCGACGCTGCAGGATCAGCGCGGCAGCGACCGAGTTCCAGGCAAGACAAACGGGCCGATGAAGGCGGGGGGCCCGCGATTCGGTGGCAACAAGTACGGTGATGACGGCCGCGACGAATCGCGCACGAAATCTGGAAACGAATGGTGCGGCGAAAGCGGCCGGGCAAATCGCAGGTCTGTATGGACTATCGCGACTCAGTCGTACCGTGGCGCGCACTTCGCGACGTTTCCCGAGGCGCTTGTTGAGCCCTGCGTGCTCGCCGGCAGTCGGCCGGGCGACGTCGTATTCGATCCGTTCTTCGGAAGCGGCACGACCGGCCAGGTCGCGCAGCAGCTCGGCCGCCGATTCCTTGGCTGCGAGCTGAATCCCGAATACGAATCCCTGCAACGCGATCGGCTGTGCCAGCCTGGGCTCGCGCTCGCCTGACCCACAGAGGACCATATGAGAGAGATACGTCTCACGAATGGTGACATTGCTCTAGTTGACGACCATGATTTCGAATCTTTGTCGAAATACACCTGGCAGTTGAGCCAGAAAGGCTATGCCCGCAGGCAATGGACGGAGAAGAATACCGGAAAGAAGATGCAAATCTTCATGCATCGGCAGATTCTGGGACTCACACCTTCGGATGGCATATTTACCGATCATATAGATGGAAATCGTCTCAATAATCAGCGCAGCAATATTCGCACGTGCACTCTGACAGAGAACAACAGAAACAGGCGCGTTGGGAAAAACAGCAGCACCGGCCTAAAAGGCGTTTTCCGTAGAACGCGCGCGAAAGGAGATCGATTCATAGCGTCCATCACGTTCAACAACAGGATCATCTATCTCGGGACATTCGATACCCCGGAGGATGCTCATAAATCGTATTGCGCCGCAGCCAAACGGCTGTACGGTGAATTTGCCAGCTCCGGAGAATAATCACCATGAACGACCAACAACAGAGCCGCGCTGATGCGCTGACGGACGACGCGCGCGGGAAGCTGACGCGCCATTTCGAAGATATTGCCGGGCTTGTCTCGTTCGAGGGCGGCCCGACGAAGCGCGACCTGCAAACGATCCTGCATGTCGTGCGCGAAGCACGCAAGCTTCTCGCCGCATCCCCTGTCGAGCAGCCCGTAGCAGCGCCAGAACCGTGTGCGCACGACTACGTGCGAACCGATCGCGTCTGCACTGAGTGCGGGGAGAAGACCATCCCTGCCAATGAGACAGGCGCGGAAGGGATGGACTGGTACAGGCGGTGGCAACTCGAATGTTCAACCGATCACGGCAAGTACGACGAGAATGCATCTATTGTTGACCGTCTTCGCTGGTGGGTGCCAAAGTCTGCTCGTCATGGCACTTTGTTGATTGAGGACGATTTGCGGGAAGCTGCCGATCTCCTCTCTCGCTCCCCCGCTATGGCGGTAGCAGCGCCGGACGATGAGCATTCGGTGTTCGACTGGCTCCGAAACCAAATTTCGGCTGTCGATTGCTGGTATCGCGGCGATCCGAGCTACGAGCATGACGCGTACTGGATGAAGGAGCGCGCGTTAAAGTTGGTGAGCGAAGCTGAATCGATCTTCGCGACCAATGCGGCAGCAGCGCCGGCCGATGAGCGGGCGGTATCCGATGGCGCGCAGACCTTCGCGTGCTACCTGATCGACCATTGCGAGGGCGAGACGATCACGGAGGAAGCGATCCTATCGTGGCTCGGCAAAATGGCTCAGGAGCCTCGCTACGCCCGCGCGGCAGCATCGCCCGCTGCGGAGGCGGTGGCGATTCCGCAACCGGTGCTCGATGCACTTCGCTTCTATGCCAACGGTCATCACTTCAACATCGATACGGATCACCAGCAGTTCGACACGGTGAGCGGCGAGCCGACGAACTGGCTGTTCAGCGAACGCGATGGCGACTGCACGATGATCGAGGACGGCAGCATCGCGAAGGCCGCGCTTTGCGGCGGTTTGCTCGGCTTTAAAGAACCGGAGAAACCGATCGAAGGCGAAGTGTTCACCGCCGCCCCGCAACCCGCGCAGGCCGACGCACTGGACACTATCCCCGACGAATGCGCGGCCAGCGGCGCATCGTGCAGCTACGCGCCGGAAGGCCGTCACGGCGAAATGCAGTGCCGGTACTGCGGGAAAGCGCAGGCAGGCGCACCGGCAGAGGCGCGCGAGCCAGCCGCATGGATGACTCCCGATGGCGATCGAGCTATCACTCAGGCGCAGAAGCAAGCGATGCTGCGCGACGGCGGCGCCAGCGCGTCGTCCGTGCGGCCGTACTCGATTCGCTGCTACGCAGACAGCGCCCCCGCCGATGCGCGAGAGGTGGGGGCGATCGGATTCCGCACACGGATTTCTGGATTTGAGTGGGTGCCTTGGCTCACCGACGACCAGGAGACTATCCGTCAGGCTCTCGCAGACGCACGATCGATCGGGAGCGACGCGGGCGAGCTCTATGCCGCCCCGCCCGCTGCGAGGGTGGCGAGCCTGACGGACGAGCAGCGCGAGGCGATCAAGTTCGCCGTGACTTGGTTCGATCAATCGGTTCTGCCCAATACACCCTACAGCGGCTATTCCAAAGCGCTGCACGCCCTTCTCAATGGAGCCGACCATGACCAGTAAGCTGACGTTCCATATCGAGCGCGACGGAAAGTACAACGTGCTCACATACAAGGACGGCGGATGCCGGCCTGCGACGCCCGAAGAAATTGAACTGTGGGACGCCCTTCTCGCCCCCACGCAGCAGCCGAGCGGCGAACCCTCCCTCAAGAACCCGATGGTACGGTTTCCTGCGGAAGAGGATATACGGGAGTGGGAGGAAGCGCGGAAGCGGCAGCCGAGTGGCGAGGTGACGGACGAGGCCATCACATGGGATCGAGTCGTCAGCATCGGATCGAAGCACGGAATGCGGTGGACGGAGGAGGCTGGTTGGTCATTCGCAAGCGACGACCCGTTGCATGAGTTCGCGAACGACGTCGCTCGCTTCTACGCCGCCCGCGCCCAAGGAGGCGAACAGAAATGAGCAAGTACCAGAAACTCGACGCGCTGATTCTCGCCGAGATCAGCGACAAGCCGCGGCGATTCGACAGCATCTTCGCGGTCTCTGCGATCTATGCGGAGTGCCGCACGTTCTTAGGCGTGCGCGAGCCGTTTCGCGTGCTTGATCTGCGCCTCCAGGCGCTCCGCAAGGCCGGGAAGATCCGATCGACTTCGACGGGATGGGTGCTGGTATGAGCGCGATCATCAGCCCCTGCTGCGGCTACCGCTATCGCCTTGAGCGCGACGTCGCGCCGACTGGGATCGTCGTCGCATTCTTCGGCGTCAACCCGTCGCGCGCTGACGCCAGCGTGCGCGACCAGACCGATCTGAAGTGGACCGGCTTTGCGGCCCGCTGGGGCGCGCGGAAGTACATCGCCGGCAACCCGTTCGCATTCCGCTCGCCGAACGTGGCCGACCTAGCCGCCGTCGTCGACCCGATTGGCCCCGAGAACGACATGCATCTCGCGCAGATCATCGCGGACGCTGACCAGCTCGTCCCGTGCTGGGGCGATCGCGGCAAGCTGCCGAAGTGCCTGCGCCCGCGCCTCGACGCCGTCGCGGAAATGCTGCGGGCCTCTGGCAAGCCGGTGAAGGTGTTCGGCCTGACCTCCACGGGCGACCCGAAGCACCCCCTGATGCTGCCGTACGACACGCCCCTTATCGACTGGAGCGCACGATGAGCGAGAACACGAAAATCGAATGGTGCGACCACACCTTCAACCCGTGGGAAGGCTGCCAGAAGGTCGGGCCGGGATGTGACCACTGCTATGCCGAGACGCGCAACGCGCGCTTTGCCGGCGGCACGGCCGTGAACTGGGGTCCCGGCGCAGCGCGGCGCCGCACGTCGGCGGCGAACTGGCGGAAGCCGCTGCAGTGGAATCGCGACGGCACGTTCTACGCGATTCACGGGCGACGTCAGCGCGTCTTCTGCGCATCGCTCGCGGACGTGTTCGACAACGAAGTCGATCTGTTGTGGGGCCGCGACCTCTTCCAGCTGATCGCCGACACCCAGAACCTCGACTGGCTCCTGTTGACGAAGCGGATCGGCAACGTGCCGACGATGCTGCGCCACATCGGCGTCGACAAGCTGCCGGACAACGTCTGGCTCGGCGCGACGATCGTCAACCAGGCCGAGGCCGACCGCGACATTCCGAAGCTGCTCGCGGTGCCGGCGCGCGTGCGCTTCCTGTCGATGGAGCCGCTTCTTGGGCGCGTAACTCTGCGCAATCTCCCGATCGGTGCCCATCACGAAGAACTGCACTTCCCGCTTGAGCACGACCGCTTCGACGCGCTGTCCGTGCCGAACGGCATCAATTGGGTGATCGCCGGCGGCGAAAGCGGCCACGGCGCGCGGCCGATGCGCGCGGACTGGGCCAGATCGCTGCGCGACCAGTGCGCGGCCGCCGGCGTACCGTTCCTGTTCAAGCAATGGGGCGAGTGGTCTGCGCCGGGCGTCAGCTTCCCCGATGAGCACCCTGACCGTGCCGACGAGGACGAGCTCGCGCGGTTCAAGGTTGGCAAGCGCGCCGCCGGCCGGCTGCTCGACGGCCGCACACACGACGAATTCCCGGAGGCGCAGTGACCGAGCGCCCCTACCCCGCCACCTTGACGCCGGCCCTCGGCCGCGTGCTCGGCATGATGGTCTGGGAGACCGGGCCGATCGCGCACGCGCTGCGCGCCGCCGGGCAGGCGATCGAGCGCACGCCGGAGGCTGAGCAAGCTGCGGTACTCCACTGGCTCACCGGCTTCGCGCTCAAGCACGGCGCGGACTGGGAACGGCATGCGGCCGCCGCGCTGCACGTGCTCACCGAATCGAGAGGAGGCTGAGCATGGGGCGTCGACGCATGTGCGAACCGAGATTGCTGAACGCGGACAACGTGTTCGCACGGATGGTGCCTGGCAGAACCTATCCAGCCTACGTGATCGCCGCACGCTTCAAGGTGCCGACGAAGGATGTGCGGCCGCATCTTGACGCGCTGATCGAGGCGGGCCGCATCGAGCACAGCCACGCGCTCGCGAAGACGCTGGGATTTCGGCGCCCCGGGCCATTGCCCGCGAAGGAAGCGCCGGCTCACGCCGCTGACACGAGCGTCGCCGCGCCGCCCGCGCCGCCCAATCTGAATTCAACCCTGACCGGCTACGAGCGCGAAATCCGTGGCTGGGTCGAACTGTGTATGCTCGCGAGGACAAAATGAAAGCACTTCGAATGAAAGACTTGGTCGTGAAAGTCGGTCTGGGTCAATCCACCATCTATCGCATGATCGCTGACGGAGAATTCCCGAAGCCCTTCGAGATCATGCCGAAACGCAACGCATGGCTCGAATCGGACATCGACGCATGGCTCGCGCAGCGCGCAGGACGGCCCGATCTGGCACCCGCGCGCGAGCCGCTCGATATCACGCAGCCGATGCGGGTCGTGTGAACGGCACCACGTTCGTGCCAACGTCGCCCGCGCAGTAGCGGGCCCAGTCGTCCATCATCCCGCGCCGGCGCTCGAGCATGTCTCGGCGCCGGTACGCGGACACCGTCATCGACGTGATCGTATGCGCGAGCGCCTGCTCGGCGAGCGAGTCCGGATAGTCGGTGCAATCCGCGACCCAGTCCCGAAACGTCGAGCGGAAGCCGTGCACCGTGATGTCGCCGCGATCCATGCGCCGCAACAGCAGCAGCATCGCCATGTTCGATAGCGGCCGCCCTTCCTTGTAGCCCGGGAACAGCCATCCCCATTTCGCCTTCGTCGCGATCTGCTGCCGCACGAGCTCGACAGCCTCGTCGCAGAGCGGCACGCGCAGCTCGACCTCACACTTCATCCGGTCGCCCGGGATAGTCCAGACGCGCGCGTCGAGGTCGAACTCCTCCGGCCGAGCGAACAGCACCTCGTTCGTGCGCGTTGCCGTCAGGATCAGCAGGCGCAGCGCCTGCGCGGCGCGCTTCGGCCGCTGGCGCAGTGCCGCGAAGAACGCCGGCATCTCTTCCCAAGCGAGCGCCGGGTGATGCCTCACGGTGTTGCGCTTCTTCACGCGCGGCAGCACGCGGTCGAGGTGATCGACGTAACGGGCCGGATTATCGCCGGTGCGGTGGCCAAGCACCGTCTCGGCGTCGAGGATCGCCTTCACGCGGCCGCGCACGCGCCGCGCGGTCTCGCCCTTCTTCATCCAGATCGGCTGCAGGACGCGCACGATCATCTCCGTGTCGACGTCGCGTACGTCGATGTGGCCGATCACCGGGTAGGCGTATGTCTCGAGGGTGGCCGTCCACTGCTTCGCGTGCTTGGTGTTGCGCCACGTCGATTCCCGGTCGGCGATGTACGCCTCGGCGGCCTGCTTGAACGTCACACCCGGCGCATCCTCGGCTGCCCGCACGACCTGCGCGCGGTGCCGCGCGACGATCGGGTCGATGCCCTGTTTCACGCTCGCGCGGTAGTCGGCCGCCACCTTGCGCGCCGCGGCGAGCGGCAGCACCGATAACGAGCCTAGGCCCATCTCTCGCGCGCGGCCCGCGATCGAGAACCGGTAGATCCACGAGCGCGAGCCGCTCGCGCTGATCTGCAGATAGAGACCGCCGCCATCTGCGTAATATCCCGGGTCGACGAGTTTCCCGATACCGAGCGCGGTCAACCGATTCATCTGCCGTGATGCCAT